AAGACCAACTAGATGATTTATATCATAATGGAATTGATGGTTGGAAAACAAAAATTAAAGCTATAAAAGATAAACACCCTAAAGGATAAAAAATGGCATATATTGGAAAAGAACCTACATTTGGTGCATTTGAAAAAGACATCTTCACTGGTGATGGTTCAACTACACAATTTACTTTGACACATAATGTTGCCTCTGCAACTTCTATTATAGTTTCTTTAGGTGGTGTTATTCAAGAGCCTGGAAGTGCATATGATATCGCAATGGTTAGTGGTGTACAAAAAATTAATTTTGCTTCTGCTCCAGCAAACTCTGTAAGATGTTTTGTAGTTTATCTTGGTAGACAACAAATAGTTCAAGCAAGAGCAGCCACAGATACAACTCCAACAATAGATACATTTACTGGAGGAAGTGGAACAACTGCATTTACTTTATCAAGAGTTCCTCAAAACCCATCATCAACTGTAATTGCATTTGTGAATGGTGTGTTTCAAAAATATACAACAAACTTTTCAATCGCTGGTACAACTATAACTTTTACTTCTGCACCAGAAACATCTGCTGTCATAGTGGTAGTTCATTTATCAACAACAAACGAAGTTAATTTAGGTTCTCCAGATGATAATTCAGTAGGTACTGCAAAAATTCAAGACAACGCAGTAACAAATGCAAAAGCAGCTTTCACTTATACATCATCTTATTTTACTGGTGATGGTTCAACAACTGCATTTACAATTACTACTGGACATACAGTAAATAGTATTATAGTTACAGAAAATGGAGTTATTAAAAAACCAACAACTGATTATAGTGTGTCTGGTACAACCTTAACTTTTTCTTCTGCACCAGGCAATACAGTACAAGTTGGTGTTAGATATTTAGTGGTATAAGAAAAATAAATATCCTAAGAAATAATAAATAAATAAAAGGAATAAGAATGGTAACTAGAATCACAAAACAATCACCAACTGGTGGTGCAAAGTTAAAAAGACCAGATGGTTCTACTTATATAGAATTACCAAAAACACCTTTTGATGCAAACAAAGAAGGTGAAACTAGGAAAATTAATGAAACAACTGGTTACTTTGGAAAGAAGGTTTCATAAATGCCAATAAGTAAAATACCAGTAGGTGCAATACAATCTGGAACGATTGGGACTTCTCAAATTGCTGATGATGCTGTCACTACTGCAAAGATTTTAAACGATAATGTTACCTCTGCAAAAATTCCAAATGATGCAGTTGGTTCAACAGAAATTTCTTCTAATGCAGTCACTCGTGATGAGTTACAATCAGCTGCAGTAAATAATATTTCATCAGACTCTATAATTTTAAATTCTACTAATGGTACTGCTGATGCTGGTGATTTTTTAGTTTTAGATGGAACAGATGTTTCTAGTACAAATGCAAATCACAGAATATTATTTGACGAAACTTTTGTAGATAAAGTAGGATTGTTTAATATTAATACTTTAGGTTCTGCTGGAGATGCACTTAAAGTTAATGAAGCTGGAAATGCATTTGAATTTGGTACTGCTGGTGGTTTAACATTGTTAAATAAAACAACATTATCATCATCTTCTGATGTACAGTTTCAAGGATTAATGACTGGATATGATTCTTATAAATGTGTTTATAATATACAAAGAAGTACAGATTTGATTATAAGAGTGTATTTTATGAGTGGTGCAAGTATACTAAGTTCTGGATATCATTCAACTGGTGCTTCTGCTCACGGAAGTGGTATAAGCAGTTATGGAGATGATTCACAAGGATTTATGAATAATACTGCAACTTGGTCTTCACAAGAAAGTGCTACAACCACTCCAGTAAATGGATATTTTTATATTGTTAATCCTAACGATGCAAATGATTATACAACTATTATAGGGTCACAAAGTCTTTGGTCTGGTAGTACAAACTTAGTAGCAAATACGATAGCTGCAAGTTCAACGACTGCACAAGCACAAGATGGTTTAAGATTTTATCCAAGCACTGGTAACTTTGCTAATGGATTTATTAAACTATATGGAATTAGTTAATGGTTAATGTCAATAATTATAGGAGATAAAAATGGCATACACACATAAAATGGTTAATGGTGAAAAAATACCTTTGACCGATTCAGAAATAAAAGAACTTGAAGCAAGAGATGTAGAGTGGGCAAAAGGTGCTTACGATAGAGCGATTGCTGGTTTAAGAAATGAAAGAAATAATAAATTAAGTGAATCAGATTGGAGAGCAAACTCTGATGTGACAATGAGTTCTGATTGGAAAACTTATAGACAAGAGTTAAGAGATTTAACAAATGGATTAGATACTGAGGACAAAGTAAATAAAGTCACTTGGCCAACAGAACCGTCATAAGATGGACTAAATAGTAGAAGGAAATACAATGGCTGCAATTATTACAGAAAAATTTAGACAAACAAATGCTGCTCAGTTTGAGGAATCATTTTCTGAAACAAACGAAAACTATTATATGTTTGTAGGAAAATCAACTCCTTTTACTAGTGGAACTTCTGGTGGAAGTGATACTTCTCCACCAAGTCCAGTAGACGATATTACATCAGAGAATTATAGATGGGACTCAATGTTAGGTGCAAATGCGATTGCATCTTCTGATGTATCAAGAGGTGTTCCTAGAAGAACATATACATCTGGTACTACTTACGATATGTACGAACATAACATTAGTGCAGCTAATCCTTCAAATCAAACTGGTGCAAGTAATCTTGTTGATTCTACATATTTTTTCATAACTTCAGATTACAGAGTTTACAAAGTTTTATATAACTTAAATTCTTCTGGAGTAAAAATCGCACTTTCAACAGAACCTACTTTTACTTCCCCAGTAAAACAATTTGTTGGTGGTTATTATTTACAATATATGTACACATTGACAACCACTCAAGTAGACAAATTTTTAACAACTGACTTTATGGCAGTCGCAACAGACTCAACTGTATCATCTGGTGCAGTAACAACAAGTACAGACTCTGCACCTTTTAATGGTGCTCCTATTGATACTTTCTTGGTAACAAGTCAAGGTAGTGGATATCCAGATGGAACTTATTATGTTAAAGTTGCTGGAGACGGAACTGGTGGAATCTTAAAGGTTGTTGTGAGTTCAAATGTAATAACAAGATTTGGTGAAACTGGTGTATCATCAGTACAAGCTAGTGGTGCAAATTATACTTTTGCAACAGTAGATTTGGCAGGAACTAATGTTTATACAAATGCTGGTGCAACATCTTTAATAAGTGGAGGTACTTTATCAACTTGGAATTCAGCTAGTGCTGGAACTATAACTCCAATTATATCACCTCAAGTTGGTCACGGACACGATGCAGTTGAAGAATTAGGTGGACACTATATAATTTTAAATACAAAGTTTGAACAAGAAGAAGGTAATGATATTACTGTTGCAAACGACTTTAGACAAGTAGGTATTATGAAAAATCCTACTCAATTTAACAGTTCGTCATTATTTACAGCATCTACTGCCAGACAAACATATGCAATTTATATTCCTTCACCAAGTGGAGATTTTGATGCAGATGAAAAAATAACTCAAGCAACTACTGGTGCAATCGGTAGAGTCGTTGAATGGGATGCAACAAATAAGATTTTATATTATCAACAAGAAAGATTTACAAATTATGGTGTTAATACTGCAAGTAACACAGTTTTATTTTCTGGTGCAAATGCAGTATCTGGTGCAGACTCTAGTGCATCTGGCACTCCATCATCAACTGGTTCTGAAACTGTTGATAGTATCGCATTTTCAAGTGGATATGCAAATCCAGAAATGCACCCAGATAGTGGGGACATAATTTATATAGAAAACAGAAGACCTATTTCACGAGCATCTGACCAAACAGAGGATGTTAAAATCATAGTTGAGTTTTAAGAATGGCACAAAAAACAAATCTAAATGTATCACCATATTATGATGATTTTGATACAAGTAAAAATTTTCATAAAGTATTATATAGACCTGGCTTTGCAGTACAGGCTAGAGAACTAACCACACAACAATCTATACTTCAAAATCAAGTTGAAGAAATGGGTAGAAACATCTTTAAAGAAGGTGCAATTATATCTGGTGGTGAAGTTGGAATGGACAAACAGTATTATGCTGTTAAAGTTCAAGGAACATTTAATACCACAGACATTACATCTAATATTTCATCTTATGTAGATAAAGTTATTACTGGTGCAACATCTGGAGTATCTGCAAAAGTTGTAGGAACTGCAGCTGCAAGTGGTGATGACCCAATCACTTTATTTGTAAAATATTTAAATCCAGATTTAACTGGTGAAACTTTTGTATTTTCTAATGGTGAAAACTTAACAGCTAACGGTGCAGTCGGTTCATTTATTGCTGGACAAGAATCATTAACTTGTCAATCAACAGATGCAACTGCAATAGGTTCAGCAGTAACAGTTGCGGCTGGAACATATTTTGTTAGAGGTATTTTTGTAAATGTTACAGAACAAACATTAGTTTTAGATAAGTATGGAAACACACCATCATATAGAATAGGTTTTACAGTTACAGAAGATTTAGTAACTCCAGAAGAAGATAGTACATTATATGATAATGCAACTGGTACATCAAACGAAAACGCAGCTGGTGCTCATAGATTAAAAATCTCATTAACACTTTCTAAATTATCTTTAACAGATACTAATGATACAAATTTTGTAGAAATAATGAGAGTAAATCTTGGTAATGTTTTATCTGCATCAAGAAATACTGAATATGCAGTATTAGGTGAAACACTTGCAAGAAGAACTTATGACGAATCTGGACACTATATTGTTAGAGATTTTAAACCAGATGCAAGAGAAACTTTAGCTGATGGTATTAATAATGGAATATTTGAATCTGGTGCTACTACTGATAGTGGAAATACAGCATCTGAAGATTTACTTACTTTACATCTAACGCCTGGTAAGGCATATGTTGCTGGTTATGAAATAGAAAAAAGTCACCCAACATTTATAGATATTAGAAAACCAAGAACAACTGATAATGTTGATAACGCAATCACACCAGTTGAAGTTGGTAATACAATCGTAGTAGAAAATACATTTGGTTCTCCAGACATATCTCCAGAAACGCCTGGTTCTATTGATGAACCATTTATGGAAGTTTCACTTCACGATAATTTTACAGCATCTAAAGTAACTGGAACAACTGGCGGGCCAGGAAGAGGAATAGAAACAGATAGTATTTTAACAGAAGACGGTGGAAAAATTGGTGTTGCAAGAGTAAGAAGTTTTGATACAGCTGCAAATAATTCCACAGTAACTGACTTTTTATCAAATAGTGCAGATAATGATTCAACATTTAATCTTGGATTATTTGATATTAAAATGTTTACAGAGATTGATTTTAGTGGAGTAGTAACTTCATCTGAATTTGCTGCTGGGGCAAAAATAACTGGTGCAAATTCTGGTGCAACTGGATTTGTTCACTCTGTTAGTTCAGATGCAGTTTATCTTACAAATGTAAATGGTATATTCTCAAGTGGTGAAAAAGTAAAATCAAGTGCATCAACTCAATCAGATGAATTAGTACACGAAAATGGTACAACAACAGATTTAACAATTAGTGCAATAGAGTCATTTGACATTAGTCAAGTAAGACAAGTCTTTATGAATGATGATGATTCAAATCAAGCAAACTTTAGTGCTGATTGTACTATGCAAAGTAGATTCAGTCTTACTGGTACAGTATCACTTACAAGAAACACAAATACTTTAGTTGGACAAAACACTTTATTTAATACTGAATTAAAAGCTGGTGATGTTTTAGAAGTTCCAACTGGTGCTGCTAGTGCAACAGAAAAAATTGTTATTGAAAGTGTAACAAATAATACTTCTGCAACTTATTTCTGTATTCAAGGTGGTGCAGTTGTAAACACATCTAATACTACTCGTTCTAGTGGTACTGCAACATTTACTGCAACTGGAGCGTTCACTGCAACTACTGGTTCAGTATTAAGTGGTTCTGGAAGTAGAACTGTTGTATTTAAAGACCACGCAATTAACGGATATAATGGTAAAGCAACTATTACATATGCATCAAATAATACAGCTACATATCCAGTAAACTCTGGTATTACAACTCCAGATACTGCTGGTACTGGTAATTCAGATATAGTTTTAATCTCTAGTAATGTAACAAGTGTTGGTGCAATTAGAACAAGAACAAAAATTAATGATGTAAACAAAAATATTCTTTTAAGAAAAACAGTTAAGAAATATGCAAAAACAATGTTGACTACGGACAACAATGGTGTATCACAAACTTCTTATACATTTAAGAAACAATTTATTGTTACATCAAATGCATCTGGACAGATAGTAATAACTGCTGGAACTAACGAAACATTTAATGCACTATCTAATACAAATTATGCAATTACTATTTTAGATGATGGTTCTGGTGGGTGTAATGATGGAGATATTATTGATATTGATGATATGACTTCTGCTGTATTGGCTGGTGATTCTAAAACTGCAACAATTACTGATACAACTGTTTTCGGAACATCTTCAGATTGTGTAGTTAAAGTGACTGCAACAATTTCAAAAACTACTGCACAACAAAAAAACAAAACAAACAATCCTGCTCATTTAGTTATTGTAGATAACAATGGTGTAGGTGGTGGTGTACAATATGGTACATCTGCACATCACAAAGAGATTTCTTTAGGTAGAACTGATGTATATAAAATAAGAGCAATATACGAATCTGCAAACGCATCTACCGACCCATTAGTTCCACAATTTACTGGAACAGTTTCAAGTGGAACATTTACTAAAGGTGAAAGAATAAAAGGTACAACTAGTGGTGCAATAGGTTCTCTTATTAACACAGGCCCAACTACTTTCTTTTATGTTTTATTATCTAATAAAAACTTTTCAGACGGTGAAACATTTACTGGTTTAACAAGTGGTGCAACTGGTACAACTACTGTTGTTACTGCTGGTGATACAGTAGTAACTAGTAATTATGTATTAGATGATGGTATGAGAGATTCATATTATGATATTTCTAGAATAATCAGAAAAACAAATGTTGATGTTCCTATTGGTAAATTATTAATTGTATGCGACCACTTTACTCACGGTACTGGTGATTTCTTCAATGTAGATTCATATTCAAACATAGATTATAAAGAAATTCCTACATACCTTGCAACAAGAGTAGACACAGAACAAAGACAACCTAGAGGTAGATTCTTATTACACGACTCAATAGATTTTAGACCTACTGTTGCAAATGATGATACAATATCTACTGTAACAACATCATCACAAAGTTTATCTACTGAAAGAGTAAATGATTATACATTTAACTTTGCACAAAGAAACTTCTCTGCAGCTGGTTCAATAGTTTCAAATATTCCACAAGACAATTCTAACTTTCAATATGATTTAGATTTTTATGTAGGTAGAACAGATAGTGTTTTCTTAACTAAAGATAAACAGTTTGTAGTTAAAGAAGGTTTAGATGTTGAAACAGAAATAACAGAACCACCTAAACCATTATCTGAAAATGAAGCTATGAAAATAGTTGATGTATTAATGCAACCTTATGTCAAAGAACCAGAACAAGATATATTTTTAAGAATACAAAAAAATAACAGATTTACAATGAGAGATATTGGTCGTTTAGAAAATAGAATAGAACGACTAGAAGATTATACAACTCTTAACTTATTAGAAGCAGAAACAGAAAACTTCCAAGTATTAGATGCAAACGGATTTGATAGATTTAAATCTGGTTTTGTTGTTGATAATTTTACTGGACATAAAACTGGTGATGTATCTCACCAAGATTATAGTTGTGCAATAGATTATGAAAACAGAACACTAAGACCAAAATACTCTATGAAGAATGTTGCACTTATAGAACAAAACGAAGATTCTACTGCAAGAGCAAATGATGGTTATTCTAAAATTGGTGACCAATGTATGCTACCATTTACTTCTGTTGAAACTGTTGGAAATAAGTTTGCAACTAGAGTAGAAAGTGCTCAAGCTGCATACTTCTTTGCTTGGGTTGGTGTATTAGAATTAGACCCATCTGGTGATGAATGGTTTGAAGTAAATAAACTTCCACAAATTGTAATTAACTTAGAGGGTAACTTTGACCAGATATTACAAGCCGCTGGTGGTGAAGATGCATTAGGTACTATATGGAATGCTTGGGAAACTATTTCATCTGGTGTTATCGGACAAACTAGTAATGGTTGGGGACGAGGTGGTCTTTGGGAATTAGTTTTAACAGACCAAGTTAGAAATGGTACAAGAACTTTTGTAACTGAAGTTAATGACCATAAACCTATCGGTAATGAATTAATTAGACAAGATGTAGTTCCATTTATTCGTTCTAGAAATGTTACATTTAGAGCATCTAAAATGAAACCTAAAACAAGAGTTTATCCTTTCTTTGATAGACAATATATTGGTGATTTCTGTGTTCCAGATGGTGGTAAGCCTGGTGGAACATTAACAACAATCACTTTACCAGAAACTCCAAACTGGACTGCCATAGGTAAAATTAGATTTGGTTACGATAATAACGATACTGCACACGATTATGTTGCAAAAATTATGAGTTCTGATTCTGAATATGGATTTAATACAGTAGGACAGTTCTCATTACATACAACAATAAACATCTCAAGAAATAGTAATGCATTTTATACTTATGACTTTACAACTGCAGCTGAGGGTGTAGTTGGCCCTAACATTCAAGGTGAAAAGTTTTGGAGAATTCAGATTGAAAGAGCAGAAGACCCTATTCATACTTGTGCTGGACATAGATTATATGGTGTAGAATTTTTCAATGCAGATGCAACAACTAATATTGATTTAACACAATTCTGTTCTGTTGTACAATTCCAGAATTTAACAAATCCAAGTGCAACTATTGACGGAATAGTACCACCAGTTGGTGCAGAAACTCCAGGCACTCCTAGAGATTCTGTTCTTCAGATTACATATAATTTATTTACTGGAACAAGAACACAGACTCCAGAAAGTGGAACTGTACAAAAACTATTACCGCCAGGTGAAGATGGTAATAATTTCATAACAGGCCCTACTGGTTCAATAAGTGGTGTCTTTAGTATTCCAGACCCTAACGCTCCAGGCAACCCAGCATTTAAAACTGGTGAAAGACAATTCAGATTAACATCTTCTAGAATTAATGAAGCAGATGATGTCAATTTAGAAGGTGTAGAAACATATGCAGAGGGTATCTATACTGCAAGAGGTTTCTTAAACACTATTGAAGAAACTGTTACAAGAACAAGAAACGGACAATTATTCCAAGAGGAAGTTTTTGAATCAAGAAGTTTCCAACATAGAGGTAGAACTTTAATACAGCCTTGGGATCCGCTTGCACAATCATTTATTGTTGATAGTGTTGGTGGTGAGTTTATTACAAAAGTAGATTTATATTTCCAAGAAAAAGATGAAAGAGTTCCAGTAACTGTTCAAATCAGAGAGATGAGAGATGGTTATCCAACTGAGAAATTATTACCACTTGCATCTAAAACACTAGAGTCTTCTGAAATATTATTATCAGATAACGCAACTACTGCTACAACATTTGAATTTGAATCACCAATTTATGTTGCAGACCATAGTGAATATGCATTGGTTGTGAAAACAGATTCAAGAGATTATAAACTTTGGATTTCTAAATTAGGTGATGCAGATATTGATACTGGAACGATTGTTAATGACCAACCATATCTTGGTGTGTTATTTAAATCTCAAAACAATAGAACTTGGAACGCATATCAAGATGAAGATATTAAGTTCTCACTTTATCGTGCAAAATTTGATACAAGTAAAACATCAAATCTAGTATTAACAAATGATTCAGTAGAAACTAGAACATTAAAACAAAATTCATTAGAATCACTTGCAAGTTCTGGTGTAGTAAAAGTTACACATAGAAACCACCATATGTATGCAACAACAAATAATGTTGCAATTAGTGGTGTATCGTCTGGAGTTTCAACTACTCTTAACGGTGCTTTTGGTGCCTCTGATACTTCACTAACATTAACTAGTAATACTGGTTTCCCAGGCAGTGGTTCAGTAAGATTAAAAATTACAGTTCCAAGAGATTCAACTACTGGTGATATTAGAGAAGATGAAATCTTTAGTGGTACTATTTCTGGTTCTTCTGTAACCAGTATAACAAGACCTACTGGTGCGATTGCACATAGTTCTGGTGCTGGTATAGAATTATATGAAGTAGATGGAATACCATTAGACCAAATTAATAGAACTCATACATCAGTCGGAAATGTAGGAATTGATTCGTATACAATTACAACTGCAAATACACTTGCAACCCAGACTGCAACTGCAACAACAGCTTCAAATGCAACCTCTGGTATTAAATTTGGTGATTCAACAACTGTTGTAACTGAAAATGCAATGATGGATGTTATGAAACCACTTGTAAGTAATGTTGAATATCCAAATACAAAAATTACTGCAAATATTAGAACAACAACTGCAACATCTGTTGACGGTACACAAACATCATTTAATTTACAATCTACTAGTGCATCTAGACCAATAGTATTAGGTAGAAACTATTATTTTGATGTACCAAGAATGATTACATCAACAATTAATGAAACAAACGAATTGAATTCATCTAAATCATTCTTCTTAACTTTAACTATGTCTTCAGAGTTTGATAACTTAACACCAGTTATTGATTTAGATAGAGCATCTATTGCAACTATAACTCATAGACTTAACAATGTTCAAAGTTCATCAGATGTTTATCCAACTACATTATATGTTCCAGCAACTGAACCAGAGGGTGATAGTTTAGAAGCAATATATCTAACACGACAAGTTCAAATGAAGAGTGCAGCCAATCAGATTAATGTAAAATTTGATGCAGTCAGACCAGCAACATCAACTATTGATGTAATGTTTAAAACATTAAGAACTGATGATTCATCAGACTTTAATGATGTTGGTTATACTTTCTTTAATACAAATGGACAACCAGATATTACTACTAACTCATCTACTACAAGAGATGACTTTATAGAACACGAATATTCTGCGAAAGACCTTGCAGACTTTAATGCGTTCCAAATCAAAATAAGAATGAGAGGAACAGATTCAACTAATCCACCAATTATAAAAAGATTAAGGGTTGTTGCAACTGGATAGAATATGTCAGAAATATCAGAATTAAAAGTAAAGGATAAAGACCATTTAGTAAGAGATACTTACTCTGGTGCAATATTAAATACAGATGAAAGTGCATTTAATAAAATTAGAAAAAGAAGAATGGAAGCACAAAGACAAAGAGATGAATTAAGAAACGCAGTTCGTGAGATAAATACTATTAAGTCAGAAATGCACGAAATGAAAAGTATGATGAAACAAATGTTAGAGAAGAGCAATGGCAGATAGAAGCGTATTAGCATCAAATTCGTTTGAAACTTTTAGAACGACATTTAACTCAACTGCGAGTGATGTTGGTGATATCGCAAACTTACTAGCTGCAACTGGTACTATTGCATCTTCAACAGATGTAGTAGAAGCGATAGTAGCACTAAATGCTGTTGCCTTTGATGCAACTGCAAATATTTCTTTTAGTGGTAATAATACATTTTCTGGTAGTAGCACTTTTGCTGGTGTAACATTAAGTTCTGGTGCATTAACATTTGCTGATGGGACTTCACAATCAACAGCTGCAACAACACAAGGGTTTGCGATTGCAGTCGCAGTTGCACTTGGATAAATAAAGAGAGACACAAATGGCAAATAATTTTAAAAATTCATTCGTAAGTGTAAGTTCTGCTGGAGAATATTATCAGTCAACTGCAACCGATTCTTTAACAGGCCCACAAACAGTTTATACTGCAAACAATGGTTCTGGAGTAAATTCAATTCTTATTGAATTAGATGCAGCCAATACTGGTAATACTGCAATAACAGCAACTGCATATCTTCAAGACACTAGTGCAACACTAGGTACAATTTCAAGTGTGGTATCATTAAGTGATGTTGCAACAGTAACTTGTGGTACTGCACACGGATTACAAACTGGTATGTATGTTAATGTAACTGGTTCTACAACAAACTATGTTAATGGAATTTACAAGATTACAAGAACTGGTGCAACTACATTTACATACGCACAAAATTCAAGTGCATCAAATGGAACTGCAGCTGGTACGATAGTAATCTACAAAGCATTTCATATTGTAAAAGATGCACCTATTCCACCACAATCAACTCTTAAAATTGTGTCTGGACAAAAGGTTGTTTTAAATAGTGACGATAAAGTATTAGTATATGGAAGTGCAGCTACATTAGATGTTGTTGCATCAATTCTTGAAGATGTAACTTAATGGAGTTTGTAAATGGCATATATAGGTAGTTCATTTTTAAATATTCCAGCAAACACATTTGCAAAAGAAGACTTTGTAGGTTCTGATACTGGTACAAATAATAGTATTGCAAATTCACTTGTTCTTTCAAGAGAGATTCCTGGCTTAAATGCATCAAATGTAGAAGTGTTTGTAAATAATATTAGACAAGAACCAGATGTTGCATATTTTATCAAAGATGATGCAAACGGTGTTCCAAAGATTTTAGAATTTTCTGAAGCATTAGCTGGAAGTGATGAAGTTTATATCATTCATAAAGGTTTAGGGCCTGGTACAGAAAAAACTGCAATCGCAGCTGGTTCTATTACTGCATCTCTTTTAGACGATACTTTAAAAACATTTACACTAGATACATTTACTGGTGATAATTCAACAACTGCATTTGTCACATCATCAACAATTTCAGCTGCAAGTGCGTTATTAGTAACGATTGATGGTATTGTTCAAAAACCATCAACAAACTATTCTACTTCTGGTGCAACTGTTACATTTACATCTGCCCCAGCTGCATCTGCTGAAATAGAAGTTAGAGATTTAGGAATTAAAACATCAGTAAGAAGAGGAACTGGTTTTAATTTAGACACACTTACTGTAAGTGGCAGTTCAACAACCACTATGACATTATCACACGAAGTTTTAGTGAATGATGTATTTATTTTTATCAATGGAGTTTGTCAAATTCCAACATCTGCTTATTCTGTAAGTGGTACAACCGTAACATTTGCATCTGCATTATCTGACGGTGATGTTGTAGTTGCAAGATACCAGAGATAAATATGCCATTAACAACTATCAAATCATCAAACATAAAAGACGCTGAAGTAAAAAATGCAGACATTAGTCCAACTGCTGGTATTGCAGAATCTAAAGTTGCTGGATTAGATGCAGCTCAAATTAGTACAAACGCATTTAATATTGGTGTCTTAGGTTTTAAGATGGCAGTAAGTGAAGGACTTACTGTTTTCAATTTAATTGATGGTATTGTTGATGAATTCAACAATGAAAGTGGTATAGACACATCAGAAAATGCAACTTCAAAATATGATGCTAGTTCCGATTTTTATTCAAATTTAGACGGCCCTACTCCTATTCCTACACCTCAAGCAACTCTAACAAGATTAACATCAACTGGGCCTGGTACATTTTCAAATGAACCAACTACAACTGTCGTTAAAGTTTTTGCAATCGGTGGTGGTGGCGCTGGTGGTGGCGGTGGAATGGGTGTTGGTGGAGGTGCCGGCGGCGGTGCTGGTGGTGTTGTTTTAGATGCTGATGTTCCAGTAACTGGTGGTGCTAGTGTTGCAGTAAATGTTGGTGCTGGTGGTGAAGGTAGATTTCATCCTTGGCACCCATCTTATCCAACAGCAATACAACCATATTTTCCTGGCGATGCTCCAACTATCTTTCCCCTTTCAATAGCAACCCCAGATAATCCAGCAGGAAGAAACTCACGACCAGGCGATGATTCAACTTTTGGCCCAACAATTACGGCAGAGGGTGGTGGTTCTGGTGGCCATGCATATACTATTAACGAATCTGGGTCTGACCAAGATTTTCCTGGCCAAGAAGTAACAGACGGATTGCCTGGTGGTTCTGGTGGAGGTGGTGGTTACGAAGAAGGTACAGTAGGTGAAGGTGAAACTGGAGAAAATAGACATCCTGCTGGAGATTTAACACAACAAGGATTTGACGGTGGTATCTGTTATGCTTCTGGGCCAGGTTATGCTGGTGGAGGAGGCGGTGGTGCTGGTGAACAAGGTAATGCTGCTAGTGGTGCAAACGCTGGTGCTGGTGGTGATGGTATTGCAGTAGGGCCTCCTAATCCACAATTAAATTGGTTTCCTGCTGGTTATGGTCATTCAGATGGTAAAGTTGGTGGCGGTGGTTCTGGTGGTAGATATGCTCCAGGCGGTGAAACAGAAGGTGGTGAAGGTGGTGGTGGTGATGGAAACCACAATCCACAGAGCACACATACTTTAGCAGCTGATACTGGATATGCTGGTGTTGTAAACACTGGTAGTGGAGGTGGTTCACACGGTGGTGGGCCAGGTGGCTCAGGCCCCTCTTATTATAATATTCCAGGCGGTGATGGTGGTAGTGGACAAATAGTCGTATTGGAAATGGAAGCATTAACTACATCCACAAGTAGCACATTAGTATCAGATACATTTACTGCAAACTCAACACCAACTAAAGCAAGAATAGTTTTATTTGCAGAAATAAGTGATGATTTAAATACAGATGTGTCAGTTTCTGCAACCAGAGATAACACTAACTACGATGCAATCACATTAACAGATACTGGTTATGTAAGTGGTAGTAGTGGTACAAAAGTATATTCTGGTTCTACTACATTAACTGGAGCTGCACCTGGCCAACCTCAAGTACAAGTCCGTTGGAAAATTGTTGGAAGTAATCAAACTGCTGAAAATAAAATACACGGTGTTGCGTTGCAGTGGAAATAAATTATGCCAAATCCCTTAACTGGTTTAACTCAGATAAAATCAACTGACATCACAGATGGAACTATCACTGATGCAGACATATCACCTAGTGCAAGTATCACATCTACAAAAACTGAAATTGATACCGATTTAGCAGACACAAATACACCTTTCAATATTGGTGTATTAGGATTTAAACACGCAGTCAATGAAGGTTTGACAATATTTAATTTAGTAGATGGTATTGTTGATGAGTTTAATAGTGAAGGTGGTATAGATACTTCAGAAAATTCAAACGCAGTATATAATTCTTCTTCAGATTTTTATGCAAATACAAATCCAAATCAACCTTTACCCTCTCCATCAATACAAAGAACATCTATTACTGATACTGGTTCTGGAACTTACTCAGTAGAACCTACAACATCAGCAGTTGATATTTTAGTTATTGGAGGAGGTGGTTCTGGTGGTGCTGGTGGATATAATAATACTGCTGGTGGTGGTGGAGGTGCTGGTGGTTTAATATTTTATGAAGATTATCCAGTAACTGGTGGAACAAGTATTCCAGTATCAGTAGGTGCTGGTGGTAGAAGTGCTGGAGGAGGTGGCCCTCTTGGAGTTGCATCATCTGGTTATGAACCATTTCAACCACAAAGATTTACTTGGGCTTACGACCCAATGCCAGAGACTCCCGTTCAACAACTTTATTCGCCAGGCGAAAAAGGTACAGATTCAGTTTTTGGTTCAGCTCCAGCGTTAGTTCTAACTGCTGAGGGTGGTGGTGCTGGTGGTGGATATTATCACGAAGGTTATGTTGGAAGTTTAGAACACACACAAATACAAGGTGGTAGTGCTGGTGGAACTGGTTCTATAAATAATGCCCCAGTAGTTCCAGCTGCTGAACACGCATCAACTCAAACAACAAATCATCCAGTTCCTGGCTTGTCAAACGACCCTTTACCAGGCACACCAATAAATGCACGAGGTTCTTTTGGAAATGCTGGTGGATTAGGTTTTCATACTGGCCCACAGAGTCAACTTGCAAACTCTGGTGGCGGTGGAGGAGCAGGAGCAGAAGGTGGAGATGTAACATCACCTCAAGGACAAAGAGGTGGTTCTGGTGGTATAGGTTTAAATTATAATATTGCAGATGGTTCAACACCAGTAGGTTATGCTGGCGGCGGTGGTGGAGGTGGTGCTGATACTGCACCTCCTAGTGAAAGTGTTCCTTATGGTGGTGGAGTAGGACAAGTAACAACTAATCAAGCATCTGCACCTTGGGCTCCAACATCAAGTCCATATAGTCCTTTCGTTACAGGCACAGAGGGTTTCTTTGGAACTGATGCAGTTGTAAATACTGGTGGTGGTTCTGGTGGTGGTCATATGGAAGGCCCTGCTCCGGCAAGCACTGGTGTAAGTGGTATTGCTGGTTCTGGTATTATTGTTGTTGCAGAAAGTAAAGGTGATATTGCTAACTCTAGTATGACTTTAATATCTGATACATTTACTGCAAGTTCAACACCAAGTAAAGCAAGACTTGTATTGTTTGCAGAAATAGGAGATGATTTAAATACCGATATCAACGCATCAGTAACAAGAGATAATACAACATTTAATGCAGTCACACTAACAGACGAAGGGTTTCAAGCAGGAAGTTCTGGTATAAAAATATTTACTGGTAGTACACCTTTAACTGGTACTGCAAGTCCTCAAGTACAACTTAGATGGAAAATTGTTGGAAGTAACCAAGTTAATACAAATAAAATTCACGGTGTAGCCCTCCAGTGGGCATAGAATATATATTATTATGAAGATATTTAAACAGAAATACAAAACCCCATCAAAAGAAGAATTTCCTCCAATCATAAGTTATCACGATAAAAGATATAATGGTACAATGGTTGATGAACAAGGTCGTTTCTATACAGTAGAAGATGAAACACAAAGATTGTTTCGTTGGGAACGAATGATTCGTAAAAAAGAAAGACAAAAAGAACAAATTAAAACTTGGATTGCAATCAAAGAAGGAACATATCATAAAAAAAATTATTATATGAGTAATAATACTAATAAACAACATTTTCACTGGAATAAAATGCCTAAACCTAAAACTGGTGGTAAACTATCTAGAAAATTAGATGGTGGTTGGGTAGAAGAATATAAACCAGTAAAATCTACACGATTACATAAATGGTTAGAAAATGCAAAAGAGGGAAAAGTTTTTAATGGACAAAAACACAGAACAAAACAATGGTTAATAAAACCAACTAGTGCAGATGTTGACCAAATTAAAAACCCTATTGACATTGAAAAAAAATAGTGTATAATTATTAAAAGGTGAAAAATTATGAATACATTTACAGACTCAGAGATTGATACTCTGGAACTTCCTAAAAAAGAGGAAGAAAAAAAAGAAGAACCCCAAGAAAAAAATATTGTTGAACCAGATGATAAAAATATTGTCAAACTGGTAGGTAATAAAAATATAGTTTCTATATTAACATCACAGTTTTTTGCAGAAAAAGAATGTGATGCAATAGTAAAAGAAACAGTTAAAGAATTATGGGTTGATAGTTCATTAAAAGGTGTGAGAAAAGCAACACAACAATCTTTACCTATGAACGATAAAGGTTGGCCCTATACTAAAGTGTTAGAACTTGCACAACAAGCTAATGATAAAAATTTTAAAATGCAACTTGCTGGTTTTTATCAAGCAGACAATCCACAAATAGTTTGTTATAAGAACAAAAACTTCTATAATTATCATTTAGACATTGGAAACAATGCACCATTTAGAAAATTAACTTTTATTATTCAATTATCTGACACCAAAGATTATGATGGTGGACATATTGAATTAATGAATATGACTACGGATAATAAATTATTTAGACAAAAAGGTCAAATAATTATATTCCCATCTTTTGTTCCTTGGCGTGTTACTAAAGTTACAAAGGGTGTAAGAAATTGTATTGAGGGTTGGTTACACGGCCCAAGTTATGTATGACATTTAATAAACTCGCACAAGAAGTACCATTAAATAATAGGGGAAAGATAACATCTGAGATATGGTTTCCTACACTATTTCATTTTAAAGATATTTTAAATTATGAAGAAAGAAATAAAAAATGGTTAAAACATATTTTTAAATGGAGAGATGACGACAATAGGGGTATTGTTCGTTCTAACTCAAGAGGTTGGCATAGTGCAGTAGATATGCATATGCGAGAGGAATATGAAGATTTAGGAAAAGAAGCACTTAAAATAGGTTTGAGAATACAAGAAATAATGGATTTAAATCCAGACACAGAACCAGTCATTGATAATATGTGGGCAAATGTTTCTCAGTTTGGTGCTCATAATCGTAATCATACTCACCCAGGCTCACATTTTAGTTTTGTTTACTATTTACAATCTCCAGAAAAGTGTGGACAAATATGGTTTTCTGACCCTAGAGCACAAGCAATCGCAGTTCAATTACCTTACAATCCAAAAAAACTAAGAAAAAGAGAAACACTTAATGAAGTATATTGGGCTCCAGTTCCAGGCAGATTAATTATGTTTCCATCTTGGGCAGTACACGAAGTAGAACCTAATTTATCAGAACTAAAAGGTAAAAAAGGTCTAAGAGTAAGTGTTTCTGGTAATTTATCTTTTCACATAAAAAAAGGTCTTAAATTTAAAGACGAAAGAGAAGGACACGATGCGAAAGGTTTTCTTACTATGAAGGGTGCTGAAAAACGAACATAATCTCTTTTTATTATAAATAGTTATAAAAAGGATTAGTTATGGCAGTACCTACTTCAAAGTCAACATTTAAAGAATATTGTTTAAGAGCATTAGGTAAAGGTGTCATTGATATCAATATATCTGATGACCAATTAGATGATAGAGTAGATGAAGCTTTACAATATTTTTCAAAATACCACTATGATGGTATTGAAAGAGTATATTTAAAACATCAACTGACAACCACTGAAATTACAAGAATGAGAAGTAATGAAAGTGCAGTTACAGCAACTGATAAGGTTGATAGTTCAATTACAGCAGACTTCTTACAACAAGAAAATTATTTACCTATTCCAGATAGTGTATTATCAGTTGTAAAAGTATACCCAGTAACAGATAAATTAACTCAAAATTTATTTGATGTTCGTTATCAATTAAGACTAAATGATTTATATGATTTCAGTTCAACTTCAATAATTCACTATGAAATGACAATGAGGCATCTAGATTTTCTAGACCACATTCTTACTGGTGAATATCCAATAGATTTTAAAGAACATCAAAACAGATTATACATTCACGCAGATATGGAAAAAGATTTCAATAACGGTGATTTTCTTTTAATTGAATGTTATAGAAAATTAGACCCAGCAGTATACACAGATGTATTTGATGATATGTATTTAAAAAGATATGCAACTGCATTAATTAAAAAACAATGGGGTTCTAACCTATCAAAATTTAATGGTGTTCAAATGTTAGGTGGAGTTACTATGAACGGTGAAGCAATCTATCAACAAGCGTTAGATGAAATCACTAAGTTAGAAGAAGAAATGAAACTAGGATTTGAGTTACCAATAAATTATATGGTAGGATAAGTTATGGCAGTCAACAAATTTTTTCACGACAGTAATAAAACTTCTATATCTGCCGAGAGAAACTTATATAAAAATCTAATCAAAGAAGCTATCCAGATTCACGGACACGATGTCTATTATGTAAATAGAACATTTGTAAATGAAGATACTTTATTTGGTGAAGATACATCTTCAACTTTTTCTGAATCACAACTTATAGAAATGTATGTAGAAAATGCAGAGGGTGGTCTTGAGGGTGAGAAAGAATTAGTATCAAAGTTTGGTTTAGATATCAAAGATGAAGTTACTTTTGTCGTAAGTAAAGAAAGATTTCAAGACATAACAAAACAAGTTGTTTTAGAGTCTGGTACTACTGAAACTTTTGGTGCAGTATTATTAGAAGATGAAACAACCACAAGTGAAAGTGCATATCTTGTAAATGAAGATGAATCTACTGATGCAGATAGACCTTTAGAGGGTGATTTAGTTTTTCATCCTATTATTAATAAAATGTTTGAAATCAGTTTTGTTGACCACGATGAACCTTTCTTTCAATTAGATAACAATCCAGTCTATAAATTAAAATGTAGATTATTTGAATATGGTAGTGAGGGTCTTGATACTGGTGTAAGTGCGATTGACCAAATAGAAACTGATAGTAGTTTAGATGCACTTTCATATCAATTCACATTAGAACAAACTGGAACATACACAGAAGAAATTTCATTAGAAGATAATGATTTATTATTATTAGATAGAACAGATGGTAGTGATTCTGATGCTGGTGATAATTTAATTTCTGAAACACAGTTTGGTGCGAGTTCTATACTACTTGAAACTGCTGATACTTATTACATTACAGTTAAAGATGAAACTGGTGCGTTTGAATTAGACGAAGTTATCACTGGTGCAAACGGTGGACAGGCTTATATTAAGTTAATAAATAGTAACACATTACACTTTGAATATATAACTGGAACATTTGCAAAAGATGAAGTTATTACTGGTAGAAACAATGGGTTTACTGCAACAATAACTGAAATGAAAGAAGAAAATCATTATCTAATTAATGAAGAATATAATGTAGATACTATTGATGAAAAATCTCAGATTGAAGATTTTGAAAACTTAGATAATACAATATTAGACTTTAGTGAATCAAATCCATTTGGTGACGCTGGGAAGGAAACATAATGTTAGGACAACAATTTTATCACGAAACGATTAGAAAAATCATAGTATCATTTGGTACTATTTTTAATAATATTCAAATTATCAGAAAGAATAGTTCTGGTAATATTACACAATCTATGAAAGTTCCATTAGCATATGGGCCTAAACAAAAGTTCCTTACAAGAATTAGAGAAGATGCAAGTATTAGTAAAACAACTGCGATTACTTTACCTAGAATTGCATTTGAGATACAAACACTTTCTTACGATACAACTAGAAAATTAAATCGTGTTACAAAGATTAGAAAAACAAGTGCAAAAGGTTCTTCTAAATTAGAAACACAATATATGCCTGTACCTTATAATGTTGATTTACAATTATTTGTTATGGCAAAAAGTGGTGATGATGCACTACAAATTATAGAACAGATATTACCTTTTTTTCAACCAGAATATACAATCACAGTCAATGATAATTTAGATATGAAACAAAAAAGAGATGTACCTATTGTATTGACTGGTATAGATTACGAAGATAATTACGAGGGTGATTTCACAACAAGACGAGCAATCATTTATACATTATCTTTTACTGCAAAATTTTATTTGTATGGGCCTGTTACTTCACAGTCTGTTATCAAATCAGTTCAAGTTGACCAGTTTACAGATTTACCAGACAAA